AAGGTGCTCTATATCAACGCCGACGCGGTGGTGGAGGAAGCCCCCACGACCCTGCTGCACTTCCACAAGCCCAAGCGGTCGGCCATGCATCCCACCATGAAGCCCGTGGCGCTCTGGGAGCGTCTGGCGCGCAACCACGGCCGGGCCAACGACATCATCATCGACGCCTTCGGTGGCTCTGGAACGACCATGATGGCCGCCGAGCGCCTGGGGATGTGCTCTCGCCTGATGGAATATGACCCAAGATTTTGCGACGTCATCTGTGTGCGCTACGCCAATTACACGGGCCGGGTTCCTGTTCACGCTGTGACGGGTGAACCTTTCCCCCAAGAGGTCATTGACAAGCTGACCGCCAAGTGGGAGGGGTAGGTCAGAATGGCGGCTAAACCAATCAGCAAGGCGGTTTCTGACGCTATCTTGATCGACTGGCGTATTGGGCGCTTAAGTCAGCGCGAACTTGCCGATAAGCACAAAGTCAGCGCTGGCTTGGTTAACAAGATTTGCAAGGGTGTAGAGCAAGACGTCGCACCCATCGTGAACGCTCAAGTTCAAGTAAATCAAGCACTTTCAAGTCATGATGAACGCATGGTGAACGCTGTTCACGAAGCGGTTGATGAAATTGGGCGGATGCAGAAATTCTTCCGTGGCGCAAACATGCTGGTCGCCAATACGGTCGCTGCAAAAGTCAAGCGGGAAGGGCAAAACGCATCCTTCAAAGAGCTGGCATCGGCTGCCCAGGCGCTGGGTCGGACGCAAGAGTCGGTGCTCGGCAAGGCCCCCGACACCGTCATCAACAACACCAACGCGGTGCAAACCGTAATCCAGCACACGCCGGAGCAGCTGCGGAAGATCAATCAGGACTTGGAAGATGCTTGCTGATGCGGTGTGCAAGTCCAAGCTGTTGAACGACTTTGGCTTCTTTGTCAGGTACTTTTTCAAGGCGCAATACAACAAGCGGTTCATGTTGGAGCCGTACCACCACCAGATTTTCGAGGCGCTTCGGCGGGTAGTCAGTGGCGAGACGCGGCGGCTGATCATCAACCTGCCACCGCGCTACGCAAAAACGGAGATTGCGATCAAGATGTTCGTCGCCTGGTGTCTGGCCAATAGCCCGACGGCCAAGTTCATTCACTTGTCGTACTCGGATGACCTCGCGCTGGACAACTCAAGCGCCATCCGTGACCTAGTGAAGTCACAGGAATACCAGCGGTTTTTTCCCATGGCGCTACGGGCCGACAGCGACTCAAAGAAAAAATGGTTTTGTGGCGCTGGCGGCGGGCTCTATGCCACGGCGGCTGGCGGCGCAATTACCGGGTTCGGGGCTGGTGGCATGGGTCGAGTTCGGTTCGGGACAGGTTCGCCTGCAGATGGATTTGCTGGAGCCATTTTGATTGACGACCCGGTCAAGCCTGACGATGCGTTTTCGGAGACTATGCGCGACCGTATCAATCGTCGTTTCACCAATACTATCGCGTCGCGGACAAACTCGCCGGAGACGCCGATCGTGGTCATCATGCAGCGATTGCACGAAAACGACATGACCGGCTTTTTGCTCAGCGGTGGCAGCGGGGAAGAATGGGAGCACTTGTGTTTGACGGCCATCACGCCAGAAGGCGATGCTCTTTGGCCTGAAAAACACTCGATTGAAGTGTTGCGCCAGATGGAGCAGGCCGACCCGTACACCTTTTCCAGCCAGTACATGCAGCGTCCGTCGCCGCTTGCGGGCGGGATTCTCAAGCCGGACAACATCGCGATCGTTGAGGTGCTGCCAGTGGGGCCCATAGAGTGGGTGCGCGGTTGGGACTTCGCCAGCACCACCACGGGCGATTGGACGGCTGGAGCAAAACTGGGCAAACTGCCAGATGGGCGCATCATCATCGGCGATATGGTGCGCGTGCGCGTTGGGCCGGATGAGCGTGATGCAGCTCTGGTCAACGCCACGGCGCGTGATGGCCACAACTGTCGGGTGTCCATCCCTCAAGACCCGGGCCAGGCCGGTGTTACCCAAGTCAAATACCTGCTTCGGCAGTTGGCTGGTTATTCCGTTAAGGCCTCGCCAGAGTCGGGCAACAAGGTCGTGCGGTGTGAGCCGTTTGCCAGTCAGGTTAATGTTGGGAACGTCTTGATGCTCAAGGCGGATTGGAATACCGCACTCGTGTCTGAAATGCGCATGTTCCCTAACGGAACATGGGATGACCAGATCGATGCTTGTTCGAGGGCTTTCTCCATGCTGATTGGGTCAAATCAAACCGATGTCTTCTGGCCGAATTCAACGACGGCGCTCAACGACAAGCAGCGGTCTGTTGCTCAATCCATGCCGGGTCTTCCGTCCGGCGTGATGGATGCCCTGGCCGACCTGCCGTCTGGTGAGGTGTGTGGACGCTGTTTTGCTTTTGATGCTGAGCAATCCTTGTGCAAAGAGCGATGCTTTACCGTTTCACCCAAAGACCCCGGCTGCCACTTATTTGTGCCGATCGAGTCGTGATCACATCATGAAGGCTATTCATCGCGGTGCCTGCTGCGATCTGACGCATCGGTGGGTCGGTGGCGTCAGGCCTTCACCCTCTCACTGAAAGTGGGCAAAGCAGGCAATTCAGTGAAGCGCAGTCGTCCAGCCTCATATGGGGTTCGTCGCTATGGTTGGCATCAGGAGCCCGGTTTGTTGACGCAGGCCGGGCTTCGGTCTGTTCGGTCGTGACCGCACCATAGGTGCATGAGCCAAAACACCACCGCTGCCATTGCTTTTGACGAGTCTGCACCCGCCGCTGAGCGATTTGAGGCGCAGTCTGATCTTCAAAAGTCTCACGTCGATCTGTCGAACCTGATTCCGCCTGCTGACTTGCGGCCGGTGATCGACTACATCATGAACGACATGCAAGGCGACCAGCTTTCCAAGTCGCAGCGTGTGGTCGTCCCATTCCCATCAAAAACAGTCGGGAAAAAAGGCATTCAGTCGGTCGTACTGGATGACTTGCAAATCGCCATTATGGGAGACTACATCGAGCGTCCTGGCATGATGGACTTCCGTGCCCTGCGCATGATGGTGGATCAAACGCCGGTCCTCTCTGCAGTGGTCATGACCCGGGTGCGCCAGATGCAGGCGTTCTGCAAGGTGCAAGAGTCCGGGTTTGGCCCTGGCTTTGTGGTTCGGCACGCCAACGTGGCGCACACGCTGACAGAGGAGGAGCGCAAGACCACCGAGCTGCTGCAGCGCTTTATTCTTAATTGCGGCTGGGAGTTCAACCCGCGTCAACGTAAGCGCCTGGGACGCCAGTCGCTGCGCCAGTTCATGGCCATGTCGGTGCGTGACTCGTTGTCGATGGATTCAACCCCCATCGAGACGGAGTTCAAGCGGAACAAATCCCTTGGTCTGGATGGCTTTTACGCGGTAGACGGCTCGACCATTCGACTCTGCACCGAAGACGGCTACAAAGGCGACGACGAGATTTTTGCGCTTCAGGTAATCCAAGGCCAAATCCGGACCGCCTACGACTACAACAACCTGATCTACGAGCCGCGCAACCCGCGTGCCGACGTTATGGCGGCAGGGTACGGGCTTTCTGAGACTGAGCTTTTGATCAAAGTGGTGACTGGCTTCCTAAATGCCATGACGCTCAACATCCGGGGGTTCAGTGACAACTCCATCCCGAAGGGTGTTCTGCATCTGTCTGGTAACTATTCCGAGAGCGACTTGCAGGCATTCAAGCGGTTCTGGAACGGAATGACCAAGGGTGTAAACAATGCCTGGTCGGTGCCGGTACTGGTGTCCAAAGATCAGGAGTCCAAGGCGTCATTCGAGAACTTCGGTGTCGAATTCAACGAAATGATGTTCAGTAAATGGATGACTTTCCTGACTTCGATGATCTGTGCCATCTACGGCATGAGCCCGGCCGAGATCAACTTCGACTCGTTTTCTGGTGGCAACACGTCACCGCTTGGGGGGTCTGACACGGCTGAAAAGCTCGCCGCGTCAAAGGATTCAGGCCTGCGCCCGCTGCTGTCGTACTACGAGAACATTTTCAGCGACTACGTTTTGGCCGAGTTTGGCGACAGCTACGTGTTCCGCTGGACTGGGGTTGACGACGACGACCAGGATAAGCGCCACGAGCTCAAGAAGATGACCATGTCGGTGAACGAAATGCGCACTGAGCTGGGGCTCAAGAAGCAAGAGGCGGCCTGGGGGGAGGCTCCGCTGAACCCGTCTCTGATTGGCCCATGGTCGCAAGAGCAGCAAGCGGCGCAGCAGCCGGAGCAGCCCGGGCCGGATATGCAGTCCGCCGAGCAGGCTCCTGGCTTTGGTCAGGATGGCAACCAGGCTGGCGACGATGGCGCACCTGGCGAAAACCAAGGCGAGGATGGGCAACCGGGCCAGCAGGACCAACAAGCCGATCCCGTGGCTGATTCTGGCGAGCATCCCATGCAGAAGGCAATTCCGGCTGCCATGTTGCGTGATGCGGCCAAGCAGTCAGACAAGGCCTCCAAACCGCACCCGGGAAGCTATGGCGTTGGCATTAACGACGAAGTCTTCTTTCACCACCCCCAGCACGGCGCAACGTCAGGCAAGGTGCTGGCTTACGGTGCCGATGGTTTCACTGCCGAGCACACATCAGGCCGTGTTGGCGTTCCATGGGATGGTCTTTTGGGCCACAAAAAGCGCGCCGAGCGCACTCTGACCCAGGTCGAAGCGGGCGAGGGAGGGTCCATCGTCAAGGACGAGACCACCGGCCGCCACCATTTTTTGGCGGGTAATGCATCCGACATGGATGATGAAGATCAAGAGCTCGCTTCAGAGCGGGCGCTGATTCTGGGCGATGACCAATCAAAAGGTAAAAAATGACCGCAGTTCTGTTTATCCGA